GACCATTTTGTGGTGGCGTCAATTTTTTTCCCTTCACGTCCGCCACTGACGTAAAGCACCCTTCCAGCAGCATGATCTTCCGTACCCTCTTTAGCTCCCATGTCACATGTGAAATTTATGGTATATCCTTCATTATTCGTTGTAAAAATTTCACGCCAGCCGCCTTCTTCGCCAACACTCCACCCCGCCGCTTCAACTCCAGCGGAAAATAACAAACCAGTTATAATTAAAAATCCAGATATTTTCATTTTATTATTTCCCTTGTAACAAATATTGCATTATCTCGGTTTCATATATCATTTCTATTATTCCGGGGTCATTCTTTGAGTAGCATATATAACTAGTGCCCATCATTAGTTAGTCGGTGAAGAATATTCAATTGGCTGATCGGGGCTTACACCATTACCACGGGCGCGGGATTCTAGTGTCCCTTCAACTTTTTGGTGTCTCATCCCGCGTGAATTCATAAACTCATCGCTCTGGATATAGGTATTTATCGACTTCCCGGCATCTTCTTTTCTAACTTTCCCTTTTGCAACTAAAACGGGCCAGCTAGGGATCATCATATCTGGTCCCGCCTCACAGTATGTGATCATTTGATTAAATGCTGCGCGATTCGTGTCATTGAGATCAGGGTTAAGAAATTTGGCGTAATACATCTTCGCAGCATCGTCCGTTGTGGCTTTATACATTTCCTTTTGGACCATAGCTTCGGAGAGATTTAACCGCTTCATATCGGCCAGAAGAAGTTTACGCATGGACTCATCTTCGCTCACAGCGAAGCCATACACATGACCAAGATATTTTGTGTAGTCGGTACAAATTTGCTTGAGACTCGATGCTGCATTAGCAGTCCCTGCCACAAAGCACAAAGCTAGTGCTAATTTTTTCATTATGTAAGCCCTTTTAGGTATTCATCTGATGAATAATAACCCCATGAACTGTAAAAAAATAGTGGGTATCCATCCATATTGCTCTAATGTAAAAACGCCACGCCAGCAAGCATAAGTCTTTATAACTTAACACAAATTGCTCTAATAAATTTGTGTTTCTTAAAAGTGGATGATACATTTACTGGCTGCTGTTGATTTTTAAATTGTTCAGGCTTATATTCTCCGCGTCGTAGTAAATCCTGCGACCGGGTTTGACAGCCTGAATGTTAGTGCGGACAACCGCATACCTCCGTTATTGCGGTATTTTTGTGTCCGTAAACCACGTTACGTCCAAATTATGGTGGGGCGTGATGGGGAGGCTTCGGCCTGCTGGTTTCACTAACGCCAGTCTGTCAACCCTGTCACGTCCTGCCACCCTGTTTGACAGCGGGGAGCAGGTTGTTAAAACTGTTAGTGAGGCCGTAACTATGGTTAATGCCAATCCCTACTCACGCCCGGAGTTTATCTGGCGCTTCTATTCCTGCCAAAAACATAACTATCACCTCGTCATAGCTTCGACTGAAGCAGAAGCTCGTTCACAGCTTCCGGACGCCCCTTGTATTTTCTCTGCCCGATTTTCAACTGAAGCACATCAATACTTTAACTGCTGGAATGCCCAGATTATTGGCTGGCAAGGGGGGCAGTGATGAAAACCTCCCTGATTACCCGTGAAGAAATGATCGAAGCTATTGAGCAACACACCAGTTGCATAGCAACGAAAGAAATTCCCAGCGTTGTCGTCAACTATCTGATGGTTACAAAACGCCTTTATACCCGTAAAGACAAAAATGCTTTAAAGCGCATTCTCTTAACTGATGTGCGTGAATATTTGGTCCAGCAGGGCCGCATCCCTTATGCGGAGGTGGCAGCGGAGAAACGAAAGGAGGCAAAAATGCATTCACAGATAGAATTGTTACCGCCGGCACCGATAGCATCTGAGATACCTCAAGACGGTATTGATAGTCAGCAGTTGCTGAAGTTGGTTAATGAGACACGTAAATTGTGTGGCGACCCGGACATTCGAAACAATAAATTTATAGAAAAGGTACTTGATGAGCTTGATGGAGAGCACTACACAAAAAGTGTAGTGCAAAGGTTGAACAATACTACGATGACAGTAGTCAAAATGAGCTACAAGCAAGCATTACGTGTCGCCGCGCGCGAATCAAAGGCTGTGCGCCGATCGCTCATAGATAAACTGGAAGCACTACAGCAGAAACATTCCCCCTCCCCTGTCCCGGCAATTCCACAATCGCTACCCGAAGCGTTACGTCTGGCCGCCGAACTGGCAGAACAAAAGCAGCAACTCGAAGAGCAGCTACAGACCGCCGCGCCAAAAGTTGACTTCGCCGACCGTGTAGCCAATGCCGGAGGTATACTGATCGGGAATTACGCCAAAGTTGTAGGCCTGGGGCAAAACTTTCTTTTCACCTGGTTAAGAGATCATGGAATATTGTGCGCTTCCGGGTCACGGCGCAATGTACCGAAGCAAAATTTTATCGAGCAGGGGTTCTTCACGGTTCGTGAGGTCGTCATCGACAACGACGATAACTACCGGATAGCACTAACAACTCATATAACAGGAAAAGGGCAGCAGTGGCTAACCAGGAAGTTGCTTGATGCGGGCATATTGAAACCTGTCGCGCGGACTTAATCCCCTCCCCCGCCCGGCGGCTTTGCCGGGCTCAACAACGTCTAAAAAGTGATAACACACCACGGTAATGCATTTGCATTACTCCTTCTGGTGGCGTATATTCCTATAAGAAGTTAAGCAAAGTTACTAAAAGGTGAAACGATGTACGCTTACGGTCATCTCAATACTGCCCTCACTGTCGATTCTAAGGTTACTAGCCGTAGCCAGACGACAATACCGGCCCCTGTGCGTGAAGCATTGAAAATTAAACCAGGAACAGATCATCTTAAATATGAAATCTTGCCCGGCGGTAAGGTATTGCTTAGCCGTCAGGAAGCGACACAAGAGGATGATGTTATGAACGCATTTCTACAATTTTTAGCTGCCGACATAAAGAACTCACCGCAGAATGTACAGCCATTTGATATGTCGCGAGGTCGCGAATTAGTTGCTGGCATGGATGTTAACATTGATGATGATATCTGCGACGAGGAATGATGAATAACGGATTGCCAGAAGAAATTAATGGCTGGAAAATTTACGTTCACCCCTGTTTTGCAGATGTCTACGAAGCCCTGGTAGACGAGGTTGAGGCTTTAAAGGAAAAAGACCCCGACGGCTATAAGAAGAAGGCGCCAACAAAGCTTTTAGCCGTCGTTCATAAAGTTATTGAAACAGGGATTGCAGTAGACCCTTCCTCGCCTGCATACAGGCAAGGAACAACACTTGGAAACGAAAATAAGGATTGGTCAAGAGCTAAGTTTGGTAACGGAAGATATCGTTTGTTTTTTCGTTACAGCTCGGATAAAAAAGTCATAATCCTCGCCTGGATGAACGACAGCAATACGCTTCGAACATATGGCAGTAAAAGTGATTCTTACAAAGTCTTCGAGAAAATGCTCAAAAAAGGAAAACCACCCCGTGATTGGGCAACGCTTTTGAAAGAGTCAAAAAAATGACAACGACGAAAAAATCTGATTATCCGGCAGCAGTTGATCATAACACCGCTATGATTGAGGAACTACGCGCTAACCCTGACTATGCAGATGCTTATCTTGCTAACGCCCTGGATGAAATTAATGAGCCAGGTGGTTTAGGCGGCTTTCTTGTTGCCTTACGCCAGGTTGTCGAGGCGCGGGAAGAATCGATGAAACTACCATTGTCAGATTGCAGTTAACCATTAACAAATCCAGTTAGTTATAGAAAAAGCCCTCGCTAGTTGCATATAGTCAGCTAGCAAGGGCATTCCCTATGCCTGTCGTTTTAAGAATTGCTGCAAACGGCTATCGTTACAAACGCAATGGTTAATCCCAATCGATCCAGTTATAAACGATACGTAAAGGCGGACGAACCGCAGCGGTAACGTCTTCTGTACTCATATCGATAGCATCACTGTAGATTTTACAATCCAGCATTTCGATAGTCGTGAGCGGATTTGTAGGAACATCGACACTGGTAGCTTTCGATTCCGGTGTAGCCGCCATCTCAATATCGACGTAATCCTTCGCAGCTATACGTTCCTTGATGAATTTCAGGATATCCCCTTCAATCGTTTCTACACACTGAACCTGCAATTCACCAGAATTACGAATCGGACCATGCTGGTTAAATTTAATACCATTTGGGCCGTAGTCTTCAACATCCTCGCGAGTCATTTCCGGGATCTGAGCTGTTCGCACAAGAACGCTCAAATGCTCATGACCACGAAATGTTAACTGGAATTCGGCTGAAACCAGTCGTTCCCCTTTCGCTACGTGTGCGGTGTAGCGCCCCTTCAGGAATTTTTTGTTCCCCTTTGTGTTGCTGTGTCCCATTTAGATCCCTCTATTGGAATATGCCTAAAACTTCTGAACCATTAAACATTAGCGAGCCACTTAGCTGAAGGTTAACTGTATTTCGCAAGAATAGACCGGCGCTGTTACGGGGCGCATCAAGATCGAAACTTAAATCCTGAATAATTACATCCGGAATGATAATTCTTCGACCAATATTTAAGGCCACTCGTTCAGGTATGCGCCCTCCAGCATTTGCAGCCTTCAGTTCAGGGCTAATCATTGCAGATAGTGCAGCTATAGCTCCTGTCACCTCAATAAACGGGTCATATTGAGCCAAAAAGGTAAGTGGTAATGTAAGTGTAGGTGG